TAACAAATCATTTAGATCCACTTTATATGGGGTCAGTTGAAGTAGAAATTTTAAAATTTACAACTAACAGTAATACTACAGAAGATAGTGGTTTTGTTTTACCGTGTCAGTACGTTAGTCCATTTTTAGGTGTAACTCCACGAGGTGCCGTTTCGCCTACAGATACCTATGATTACACACAAAAAAGTTACGGATTCTGGGCCATACCACCTGACATAGGTGTAAAAGTATTAGTAATGGTTGCAGAAAATAATTTTGGTTTTGGATATTGGTTAGGGTGTATTCCAGATGCATATATGAATTTTATGATTCCTGGTTATGCTGCAACAACATATAATAATGAAACTACAAATGAAGTTCGCCCAGTTGGGGAATATAACAAAAGTATTACTGACAGAAAAGGTGGAAAAGATCCTACACAATATAAAAAACCTGTAAGCACAGACCAGTTCGAAATTTTGCAAAATCAAGGTTTGTTACTTGATCATACAAGAGGAACAACGACTTCAAGTGCTAGGAGAGAATTACCAAGTATGGTCTTTGGTGTTAGTTCACCAGGACCTTTTGATACAAGAACAGATAAACCAAAATTTAATCAGACAGATAAATTTGGTAAAGGTGTAATACCAGCTTCTAGGCTCGGAGGATCAAGCTTTGTAATGGATGATGGAGATCCAAGTTTATTGCGAAAAGTTCCAGCAAATGAAGGACCGCCCGAATATGCAAATCTTGATAAAGATGAAAAAGGTGGTCAGCCTGATTTATTGCATAATGAATTAGTAAGATTGAAAACTAGAACAGGTCATCAAATTTTATTGCACAATACAGAAGATTTAATTTATATATCTACCGCAAAAGGTAATGTATGGATAGAATTAACAAGTAATGGAAAAATTGATATATTTGCTACGGATAGCGTAAGTATCGCAACAAATGGTGATTTTAATTTGACAGCTAATAGAGATTTTAATTTCCATGCAAAAGGCAACATGAATTTTAAAGCAGATAAAGATCTATATATTGAGAGTTTAGAAAATTGTAATGTAAAAATTGGAAAAAACTCTTTTTTTGAGACAGGAGAAAACTTCAATATCAAAGTTGGTAAAGAGTGTAATTATAGTGTTGGAGAAGATTATAATCTCATTGCAGGCGCAAATTTGTCTTTTAAGTCTACTGCGAATTGGCAGGTTAATTGTGGTGCAGATGGTAAAATTACTTGTGTTGGAAATAGTAATATTAAGAGTGCTACCCATTTTGAGACAGCAGGGGCAATTCATATGAATGGACCTCCCGCTGCAGTTGCTACAGATCCTAAGGAAGCAGAAGGAGCAACAGAAGCTTATGTACCTATTAGGATTCCAACACATGAGCCTTATAAAAGTCATGAAAACTTAGATCCGACTGAATTTACTTTAGAAAAAACAAGTAGTGTAGATAATAAAGGACAACCACAAAAAGAAATAGAATTAGATACCCTAAAAATATATGATACATTTAAGAAAGGAACGTAATGAGTGTTGATAGTAATTTGTATGAACAAATAGTTGTTAAAGGAAAAACTCCAGCTGTTTATTATAATTCTACATCAAGGACATACAGAGGAATAAGCACTGTAGATAAATCTAGAAAAAATAAGGTCCTGTTTGATTTAGAATTAATAAAGCAAGATATGTTAAACCATTTTCATATTAGACAAGGAGAAAAATTGTCAGATCCTACTTTTGGAACAATTTTATGGGATGTTTTATTTGAACCTTTTACACCCAGTTTAAGAAACTTAATAGTTGATAATGTAAAAAATATTGTTGCATATGAACCGAGAGTAACTACAAATAAGATAATTGTAGATACATATGAGTCTGGTATTCAAGTAGAGATGGAGTTGACTTACTTACCATATAATATATCAGAAAATATGCGTTTAAAATTTGATAAAGAAATAGGGTTTATATCTTAACTGCTAAAAATTGAACTTTTTTTACAGATAAATATTTAAAAAGGAATTAAGATGGCGTCGACTGATAGGCAAAATAGATTATTAGTAGCTGAAGATTGGAAAAAAATATACCAAACTTTCAGGAATGCAGATTTTAAGCATTATGATTTTGATACATTACGTAGAGTATTAATTGCATACATTAGACAAAATAATCCGGAAGATTTTAATGATTACATTGAGAGTTCAGAGTATCTTGCTTTACTTGATTTAATTGCATTTTTAGGGCAAAATTTAGCATTTAGGATTGATCTAAATGCAAGAGAAAATTTTATTGAGTTAGCAGAGAGAAGAGAAAGTGTGTTACGGCTTGCTAGAATGCTAAGTTATGTTCCAAAACGCAATGTTCCTGCTAGCGGACTGTTAAAAATATCAAGTGTAAAAACAACTGAATCTTTTGTTGACTCAAATAATATAAATTTGCAAAATCAAACAGTTTTGTGGAATGATCCGAGTAACACAAATTGGAAAGAACAATTTTTGAAAGTAATTGGTAGGAGTTTAGATACTAATGAAACTATTGGTAAGCCTATAAAATCAGATATTTTAGATAACATAAAAACAGATAAGTACCAAATAAATTATGTTTCTAATAATGTGCCTGTTTATAGCTTTAGACGAACAGTAAACGGAGTACAAACAACGTTTGAAATTGTAGCATCAGATTTTGATTCAAATGTAATAGAAGCTGTTCCGCATAATAGATCGGCATTTTCTTTTTTATATAGAGATGATGGCAGCGGAGCATCTAGTAGTAATACTGGTTTTTTTGTAATGTTTAAACAAGGAACATTTCAAGAAGCTGATTTTAGTATATCTAATCCAATTCCAAATCAAATAGTATCAATAGATGCAGTTAACATAAATGATACAGATGTTTGGTTATATGATTTAGATAGCGATGGAAATTTAAATAATTTATGGTCAAAGGTTTCTAGTACAAGTGGAAATAATGTTATATATAATAGTTTAAACAAAAATGATAGAAATATTTATAGTGTTTTTACTCGTATTGATGACAGAATTAGTTTAATATTTGCTGACGGAGTATTCGGTAATCTACCAAAAAATAGTTTTAGATTATTTTATCGTACAAGTAAAAATGTTTCATATACAATTAATCCTGTTGATTTTGTAGGACTAAGTTTAGAATTTCCTTATACTAGTATTAATAATACCTTAGAAACAATTACATTTACTTTTACTTTAAATAATATAGTTGATAATGCTTCTGTTAGCGAATCAAATACTAGCATTAAACAAAACGCACCTGCATCATACTATCTGCAAAATAGATTAGTAAATGGAGAAGATTATCAAATTGGACCTTTAGTTGTATCACAACAAATCATAAAAGCAAAAAGTGTAAGTAGATTTGCAAGTGGTATAAGTAGATATTTTGATTTGATTGATGCTACTGGCAAATACAGTAAAACTAATCTATTTGGAAACGACGGAATAGTTTTCCGTGAAAATTTTGTTAAACGTATTTCTTTTACATTCAATAGCACAACAGACATAGAAGGAACTATTTATAATTTAATAGAACCTATTTTGTCAAGTACATATGTTAAAAACTTTTATACAATAAATTTTCCAAAAATTACAGTAGATGATTTAGAAATTTCTTGGGCAAGTGTTACACAAGATACAAATTTGAATACTGGATTTTTAGTCAACCAAACAAATGTAAATTTATTTTTAGGAAATTCAACTAGTTCTATATTAAAATTAATTAATGCTGGCACTGCATTAAAATTTGTTGCTCCTGCTGGTATGCATTTTACACCGGATGGAAAATTGGCATCAGGAGAAGCAACTTATTTAGGATCATACTCATATAAATGGGTAAAAATAAACAGTGTGCAAGGAACAGGAACAGAATTAGGTGATGACGGCACTGGTGCTGTGTCAATAAATGACATAATACCTACCGGAGCTAAGTTAAATGAAATTAAACCTATTATAGCAAGATTTTTAACCACAGATGTAAAGCAAGAAGTATTGCAACAAATATTTGATTATAGATCTTTTGGGTTGCGATTTGATCAAACATTGAATATTTGGCAAATAATTGTAGATAGTGATTTAGATTCATTAGGAACTTTTAGTATTGGAAAAACAGGAGATAAAACAGGACAACAATTAGATGCCAGTTGGTTAATTAAATTTACAACTGATGGAGATGTTTATTATATCGATTATAGATCTTCAAGATATATATTCGAAAGTGATAAAGAAGTAAAGTTTTATTTTGATGCAGGAGATAAAGTTTATGATAATACAACAGGTATTATTGTAAAAGACAAAATTAAAGTTTTAAGTATAAACACTAACCTACAACTGATGTTGAAGCAGGATTAACAAATTTTAGCACAGATCATATATGGCATATAGTTGATAGTTATAGAGATGAGTCAGGATATGTAAACAGTAAAAAAATTGAAGTTACATTTTTTGATGCAGACGATGACGGAGTAGAAGATGATTTTGACATTTTTGAACAAATTGTGCAGCCAGATTTCAATGTAGCAGATAAGATTATATTCCAAGAAAAAATAACAACAGATAATGGTGTTGTAGAATATGTTTTTACGTCTGCATCAAATTTTCTAATATTTCAAAATAAAGATTCATTAGGACCTTTAAGCTTATATAATGATGGACAAATTTTTTATTATATAGAAACAGATAATTTTGAAGTTTTTAATAGGGCAACATTTACAAAATCAATAACTACTGATTATCGGGCATTTGTTGGCAGGAGCGGTTTAAAGTTCCATTATGAACATGCAGCTGATAGTTCGATTAGGATAGACCCAAGTGTAAGTAATTTAATAGATACATATGTGTTAACAGAAAATTATGATAAGATATATAGAGAGTGGTTACGAGGTGTACGAGACATCGAGCCTTCTCCGCCTTCTAGTGATTATCTAGCTAGACAATATGGAAATGCTATCGATGAAATTAAGTCTTTATCTGATGAAGTGATATTTCATAGCGCAAAATACCAAATATTATTTGGAGTAAAGGCAAAGTCCGAGTTGCAAGCAAGATTTAAAGTTGTTAAAAACGCAGATCTTTCACTTAATAATAATGATGTAAAGTCAAGAATAATTCAACATATAGAAACTTATTTTGCATTAGACAATTGGGATTTTGGAGATATCTTTTATTTTTCAGAATTATCTGCCTATGTAATGAAGCAGATGTCTCCTGATATAGTTGCCTTTATAATTGTTCCTGTTGACAATTCAAAGGGGTTTGGAAGTTTTTATGAAGTTAGGAGTGAAGTTGATGAAATTTTTATAAATGGAGCAACTGTAGACGATATAGAAATTATAGATGCTATAACAGCATCAAGATTATCGTCTGTTGATACAATTGTTACAAGTACTTCACGGAGCAATACCGGTATACAAAGTTCGCAATAAGGATTAAAATGGCATTTGACAATAATCAGGTAGAGCCAACTCTACCAGCTGGAAATAAAAATTATAAAAGACAATCTGTAAATCATCTTCCTAAGTATTTTAGAACTCCATATAATAAAAAGTTTTTAGAATCTACTATTGACCAACTTATTCAACCTGGTAAAGTAGAAAAAATAAATGGATATTATGGAAGAAAGATAACTAAACCGTATAGAGTTGAAGACGTTTATATCGGTGATGTTAATAAAGAAAGAATAAATTACCAGTTAGAGCCTGCAGCTTTTATAAAAGATGACTTAGATAATATAGAATATTTTTTAGATTATAATGATTATTTGCATGCTGTAAAAATATTAGGAGGGCAAGTTAGAAATCACAGTAACTTAAATTCTCAAGAATATTACACTTGGAATCCTAATTTTGATTGGGATAAATTTATTAATTATAGAAATTATTACTGGATGCCAGATGGTCCTCAAATTGTTCCAGTTTTTGGACAACAAAGAGAAGTTATTAGTACGTATACAGTAACTGTTAAAGACGAAGAGGATAATTTTACTTATGTATTTTCTCCTGATGGGTTGACTGGAAATCCTAATATTACTCTATATAAAGGACAAACTTATAGATTTGAAATAAATTCTCCTCAGTATCCTATTGCAATTTGTACAAAAAAGAGTTTTAGTCCTGGAAATTTATTAGTTCCTGATAGTGATTTAGAAAATACTAGTTTATTATATAATACAGGAATTGTAAAGTTTGATATTGAAGGTAATGAAATAAATGATGAGTTTGTTGGCCAAGGTGTGATAGAATTCACTGTGCCCGATGTTGCTCCTGATAACTTATTTTATATTTCTGAGTCTGACATAAATCTATCAGGAATATTTATTATTAAAGATATAACTGAAAATACATTTTTAAATGTTGATAAAGATATAATTGGTAAGAAAGGTTATACAACTGCAGAAGGTTGGAATTTTACAAATGGAATGAAGGTAAAATTTTTAGGTAATGTAACACCTAGTCTTTATGCAGATAGCAATTTTTATGTTGAGGGAGTAGGTTCAGAAATTGTATTAATTAAAGAAGATGATTTATCTGTAGCAAATAATTTTAATCCTGATTTAGAAATTCCATTTGGAGAGTCAAATTTTGACGAATTTCCGTTTAGTGAAGCATATGGATATCCATTAGAAAAAGATTATATTGTAATAAACAGGGCAAGTAGAGATGGTAATTTTTGGAGCAAATACAATAGATGGTTTCATAAAGATGTTTTAGAATTATCGTTAAGTCTTACTAACCAGAGTTCTTTACTAGATGAAAATAAAAAAGCAACAAAACCTATTATTGAATTTGATGCGGATTTACAATTGTATAATTTTGGATCAAAAATTGTAGGAAGTATTGATCTAATAGATAAGTTTACAACTGATGTATTTTCTACTATAGAAGGATCAACTGGGTATAATGTAGATGGGATTGATATAACAAATGAAATGCGAATTCTGTTTACAAATGATAAAGACAGTTTTGTAAAAAATAAAATTTACAAAGTTATATTTAGAAAGATTAATAATGTAAACCAAATTTCGTTAGTAGAAGAAAATTCTCCAAATGAGGGTGACGTTGTTTTAATAAAAGATGGAAATACATATAAAGGAAAATACTTTTATTATAGAAATGGAGAATGGTACGCAGGACAAGAAAAAACAGCATTAAATCAAAATCCATTATTTGATCTGTATGATTATGAGCAAGAATCGTTTTCCTCTAGCAAATATTCAGCCAGTCAATTTAAAGGTAATAAGGTTTTTTCTTATATTGAAGGTGAAGGAAATAATGATGTAGAATTAGGATTTCCGTTATCTTATAGGATAATAGAAAATAATGGAGACATATTATTTAGATTTGATTTACTAAATGATAAGTTTCTTTATTCTGATAATAACCAGCTCATTGAAGTTAATACGTCAGCAGGGTTTTTAAAGAAAAATTTAAAAAATGGAGAATCTATTTTTGTAAACGGATGGGTTAAGGCGAATGCAGATTCGACTCAGAAAGTTCTTTGGCAAACTGTAATAGAAAATTCTACCAATAAAATATTGTATGATGCTTATGATTTTAATACAAAATTGTCAGATTTATGGTTAAAAATTTATAAAAATAATGTTTTATTACACGATGGAGTAGATTTTAAAATTGAAGTATCTCCTGCAAATAAATTTTATATACATTTTACAACTTCATTAAATTTAAATGATAAGATATTTGTAAAATCTAAAGGTCCTGGGAACATTACAGATAATGCTCATTATGAATTGCCCATTAATTTAGAAAACAATCCTTTAAATGAAGATATAAATTCTTTAACATATGGAGAAATATTAGATCATGCTTATACTATTATAGAAGAAATAGATAATCATATTGGAGAGTTTCCTGGTAGAAGTAATTTACGAGATATAAAGGAAATATCAAAATTTGGATCTAAATTTGTAAAACATTCGTCTTTATTTAATCTTGCATCTTATCATCTTTTAGATAAGAGTTCAAATATAATTAATGCTATAAATTTTGCAAGTAAAGAGTATTCTAAATTTATTAGACTGTTTCACGAGTATGCTTATGATTCTAATTTTAGCGGACCAATTAACCGACATGTTGATACTATAATTACAGATATTAATAAAAATAAAAGTTTTGATGAGCCGTTTTACGATTCTGATATGATTCCAATTAACGGAAAATTAGTCAGTAGCACTGTAATAATAGATGTTGATCAAATATATTTCCCATTGTCAGAAGAATTTAATTTAGAAAGTTTAAGTTATAAATCTTTTCAAATTTACAAAAACGAAGAATTACTTATATACGGAAAAGATTATAATTTTATCGAAAATTTTGCAAATGTACATGTAACTAAAGAAGTTGATGATGTAATAGAAATATATTTTTATGCTTCTACATTAAGTAATTTTGTAGCACCTACACCGACAAAGTTAGGATTATATCCTAAATTTGAACCAAAAATAATTACAGAAATGAAACCAACGGATGAAATAGAATACACACAACCATTTCAATGTTATGGATCTGTCAATGGTGTGTTAGGTTGGTATTACCCATTATTTTTAAATGTTGAAGATGCGATAGATTTTGATGTTACAAATGGAGGAACAGGAAATCCTAAATTAATAAAATTTGACGGAATAACTACTACAATATATTGTGCAGAATCTTACAATTTCTTAGGTGTAAATCAACAATCTCTTGTGTATGAAGATATAGATTTTATAAATTCATATGTGCAAGGTCACGATGGAAGTAGGACAATAGTTTATAAAGATTATAGAGATTTTTTACTTTTAGAATTAGAAAAAAGAATTTTTAACAATATTAAGATAGATTATGATCCAAGATTATTTGATATAAATGATTTTATTTCTGGTAGTTTTAGGGAGACAAATGTAGATAAATCTGATTTAGAGCAGATTATGTCTGTAGATTTTTATCAATGGGTTACATACTCGGAAATTCAATATACAACTAATACTTATTACGAAAGTAGTAATTCATTTACAAATAATTATTCTCATGCTTTATACAACAATAAAAAACTTCCTGGTTGGTGGAGAGGTATTTATAAATTTGTTTATGACACAGATAGACCAGATACTCATCCCTGGGAGATGTTAGGGTTTTCAATTAGACCAGAATGGTGGGAAAATGAATATGGGTCAGCTCCATACACTAATACTAACAATAAATTATGGAAAGACTTAGAAGATGGTTATATAAGGTTTGATAAAAGGACAAATAGAAAATATGCTAGACCGGGATTAAGTAAAATTATTCCAGTAGATAGTAATGGAAAATTACTTAGTCCATTCCATTCTGGAATTGTACAATATTACAATGATAGTTATAAACAATCTGATTTTCGTTTTGGAGATTACAGTCCTGTTGAAAATGTTTGGCGTAAAAGTAATTTGTATCCTTTTAGTTTATTAAAAGCAATCGTAGCAAATAATCCTTTTAAAGCTTTTTCAACAGCATTTGACAGATCAAGACAAAAAAGAAATTTTGCAAATCAAATTATTTACAGTAATAATGTTAATCATTTTACATTAAAATCAATTGTTTTACCGTCAACTGAAACAGATGTTAAAGCAAGTGGCCTTGTAAACTACATAAATGATTATTTGTTAAGTCAGTCTATTACTACAAAGAACAATTATTTAGAAAAAATTACAAAAATAGAAAACCACTTATCCCTTAGAATAGGCGGATTTACGCAACAAGAAAAATTTAAATTATTGTTAGATTCACGAACGCCATTGAATGAAGGTAATGTTTTTGTTCCTAATGAGAATTACAAGTTATTTTTGAATAAATCCCATACAGTAGCAGAGGTTGTTTATAGTGGAGTTTTAATTACAAAAAAAACAAATGGTTATCAGATCAAAGGATATGATAAAAATTCTCCGTTTTTTAATTATTATCCAGTAATTGCTAGGCAAAAAGATCCAACTTTAAATATTGGAGGAGTAAGTGAATCATATTCTAGCTGGACTGAAGAAAAAACAGTTATCCAAGGATCTATTGTAAAATACAATGGTAAATTTTACAGAGCAAAAAGTAGGCAAAATGCTGGTGCAGATTTTGATTATGAATCATATACATTGTTAGAAAATTTACCAACCACAGGCGGTAATGATTTTTATTTGCGGGAAAGTTTTTCTAATCAACTTGCCTCATTACCTTACGATACAATATTACCTAGTATTCAAGATGTTGTTGACTTTTTATTTGGTTATGGATTATATATTGAAACATTAGGGTTTTCTTTTCCTGATTATGATGAAACAAAAAATGATATAAACAATTGGTTAGGATCTATTAAAGAATTTGTTTTTTGGACGACACAAGCATGGCGATATGGGACTTTAATTACTTTAAGCCCAGCTGCAAATACTGTTTATTTTAAAGATAGTAGATATATTGTAGATAAATTAGATAATGTCTTTTATGAATATGGATTGTTAAATGCTTCTGGTAATCCAATTGATAACAGTAATTTGCAAATTGTAAATGAAGTAGACAATGCTTTTTCTGTAGAATCTATAGGAACAGATGGAATATATTATGTAAGACTTCCTTTAGTTCAATTTGAACACTGTTTATATATTGACAATTTTACAGTATTTAATGATGTTATTTACAATAAAGTGGCAGGTTATAGACAAGATAGGATTAAAGTCTTAGGCTATAGAACTTCTAATTGGTCAGGGTCTCTGCATATTCCAGGTTTTATATATGATGATGTAAAAATTTATACTTGGAAAGAATGGAAAGATTATCAAATTGGCGATGTTGTATTGTACAAGAATTTTTATTACGCAGCTGATAAGAAAATTTATGGATCTAAAGATTTCAATTTTTCTGATTGGAAAAGATTAGCAGAAAAACCTACTAGCCAACTTTTAGAAAATATAGATTATAAAATAAATCAATTTGTAGACTTTTATGATCTTGATAGTGATAACTTTGATGTAAGTCAGCAAAAGCTTGCTCAACATTTAACAGGTTATCAAAAAAGAACTTATTTAGAAAATATTATTAATGATGATATAAGTCAATACAAATTTTATCAAGGATTTATAAAAGAAAAAGGAACTAAAAATTCATTAAATAAATTATTTGATGTTTTAGCTAGTAATGATAAAGATAGTATAGAGTTTTATGAAGAATGGGCAATTAGAGAAGGTGTCTATGGAGCTGTGTCAAGTTTTGAAGAATTAGAAGTTGTTTTAGATGAAAATCAATTCAAATTAACTAATCAGCCTGTATTATTATCTACAGAAAAAAGCAATGTTATTGATTGGATTTATCGAATTAAATCTTATGAAGTTTATGTAAAGCCAACAAATTATAATGAGCATCCTTTTCCTACAAAATTTATTTCTGAATCTTATGTTAAAGATGCAGGGTATGTTAATATAGATGATGTGAATTATGTTTTAGGAACTAAAGAAGACATTTTGCAATTAGATTACGAAACAGTAAATGCAAATGATTATATTTGGATAGGTAATGTTGGTACTTCGTGGGCAATCTTTAAATATGTTAGATATAATCGTAATATCCATAATATTACAATTTCCGAAACTACTGAAGGAATAGTTGAAATTCATGTTAATCCTAATGTTGTTAATAATGTAGATCCTAATACAGAGTCTAATTGGAAAATTAAATCCGGTGATATCATAGGATTATCAGATATAAATTATACATTTGATAATCCACAAGAAGATTCAACTGTGTCTGCTTTTTATCAAAAATTAGATACTTCGGGTTTTTATCAGGTTGTGGATGTTCTTAATGATAGAATTTTAATTTCTATGCCGCCTACAAAAAGTATAGATATTACAACTCCGTTTGAAACAGGTTTAAAAGTAAATGTATATTTAAGTGTATTCTATAATGTAAGATCTAAAAATATTAGTGAATTAAATGTTACAGCAGAAAATATAGTTGATGTAAATGATTTATTATGGTTAGATGATGATAGTACAGGTAGATGGAAAGTATTAGAAAATAAAAATAAATTTATTTCGTCTTATGATGCAAAAAATCCTGTATTGTTAGATACTGAAAGTTTTGGTACAGCATTATCTGTTAATACTAGAAATACAGTATTAGCTGTAGGCAGTCATAAAGATAATATAAATGGTAAGGTATTTGTATATAATAGAGAATCTACAAAGAAAAATTGGGAATTACTACAAGTTATAGAACCTCCAGAAAATATTGCAGCTGATTATCAGTCTTTTGGATATAGTGTTAATTTTACTGCAGATGGCCAGTATCTTTTAGTTGGTGCGCCTAATAGTTCTAATGTAAAAACAAATTATTATGGAGATTATAATGCAAATACAGATTACGATCCAGGATCAGTTGTTCTTTATAATAATGATTATTGGCAAGCAGTAGAAGAAGTTAGGGGTAGTAAAGATAACATATTATTTAACAATTATGTAAATTATAATAAAATTATTTCAGAAGTAAATTTAGATAAAGATTCAAGTGTTGAAGCTCATTTTTTATTAACAGGTAATTATCCTTTTACAAATATACAAAATGTTAATCATTTTATTATAAGAGTTCCTACTGATATGTATGAGGGAGTAGGTGTAGGAGATTTACTTTATTTAGATTGGCACGAACAGTCTTATGCAAATCAAACACAACTAACTTTAACAGATAGACAACCTTTTGATGGTGATGTTTCTTATATTACGAATGATTACTTAGAAAGTACAGGACATCCTGTATTATATAAAGCACAATATATTTTAAAGGTTAATGCAGTAACAGTAATACCGGAAATAGGAGACCTGGTTACTGCACAAGGTGTAGAAGCAGTTGTTAGTTATGTATATGAAGAACAAATTATAATTAATGGTGTAGAAGAAGGTACAGGCGCAGTAACAATATATGTAATAGAAGCCAATGGATATTTTAAAACAGAAGACAGTTTGTTTATTAATGAAACTTCATTTGTTGGAGAATATGAATTAGTTTTACCTACTGAAACCAATGAGCAAGTTGCTTCTGTTTTTAGTGGTTACCTTGCTCTAGGAACTTTACAGACATACAATATAGGTAATACTGTAAAAG